AAAGAATTTGAAGAAGCTAAAGAAGTAGCCATAAAAAAGTACAATGTATGGAAGCAAGCAGCATTGAAGCATGGACAAGCTCCAAAAAATATGTTAGTATACTTTAACTCATGGACTCTATAATGAAGAACTTTAGAGTAATATGTTCAGCCTGTACAACTTATCAAGAGTGTTCTAAAGCAGGTAAATGTTTAAAATCTTAAATATCTTAACACATGGTTACTGTATTTATATTTTTATGGTTTATTGCTTTAATTTATATAGTGACTACATTAATATGGTTATCACAAAATGATTAGTAGATTTTTAAAATGGTTAGAAAAAAGATTAGATAACTATACTAAAAAAAGAGTACAATATCTTTCAGGTAGAAATAAAAAAAATGATTAATGCAATTACAACAATGTTAAGTTCAGTCGGTGGTCTTGCTACTTCTTATATAGATGGCAAGACTGCCGTACAAAAGGCTGAAGCACAGATACGTATGAAAGAAGCAACAGGAGACATTGATTGGGATCTTGCTGCTATACGTGCCACTCAAGGATCTTGGAAAGACGAGTGGATTTTACTACTGTTCTCAATCCCACTAATACTAGCCTTTACTGGTGATTGGGGAAGAGAAACAGTAGCACAAGGATTTGCTGCTTTGGAAGCAATGCCACAATGGTATCAGCTAAGTCTTGGAGGAATTGTTAGTGCCTCAATAGGTATGAAAGGTATTAGCAAGTTTTATGGTAAAAAGAAATTAAAATAAATCACATACCTTATAGAAGACGATATTTAGGAGACAGGATGTTTCCTATTACAAGAATAAGATACAGAAATGCCCACACTAGAAAAAGAGAGGAAAGACATGAGCTTTACACTCAGTACAAAAAGTTTAAAAAAATTAAATGGCGTGAACGAATCCTTAGAGAGATGCGTCAAAAAGGCTATAGAACTGACCAAGGTTGACTTTGGTGTGATTTGTGGTTTGAGAACCCTAGCAGAACAACAGGCTCTCGTAGATAAAGGAGCTTCACAGACTTTAAAATCCAAACATCTTGATGGTCTAGCAACGGACCTGATGGCTTATGTAGGAGGGAGGGCTTCATGGGAGCTAAATCTTTATGATGATATAGCTGATGCCATGAAGGAAGCTGCAAAGCTTGAGAACGTGGGCATTCGTTGGGGTGCAGCTTGGCATATTGATGATATACGCACATGGAATGGCACAATGCAGGATGCTATGAATGCGTATATAGATCTTAGAAGAGGACAAGGTAGAAGACCATTTATTGATGGACCTCACTTTGAGTTAGCATAATGTGGATGTCAATAATGATCCTGTGCGCTAACATGAATGCACAGTCTTGTATGGTAATAACAGGTAATGAATTACATACAAGTAAAGAGAAATGTTTTGAAAGTGCTATTGAAAAAGCAAACAAAGCTATCACATATCCTCAAGTATTCCAAGCCAAACCATTTTGTCAAGTTATTCCGGGAACAGAACAACCAGATAAGGTAGATACATAATGGCTAGACAACTAACAGAAAAACAGCAGAAGTTTCTTGATGTGTTATTTGAGGAAGCTAAAGGTAATCCTGTTACTGCTAAAAAACTGGCAGGATACAGTGAGAATAACTCTACTTCCTCTATTACATCTTCTCTACAGGAAGAAATAGCTGATCTAACAAAGAAGTTTATTGCTAGTAGTGCAACAAAAGCAGCTTATTCTTTAGCTCAAGTAATAGATAATCCTACAGACTTAGGTAATAAAGAAAGAATGATTGCTGCAAAAGATATACTTGATAGAGGTGGTTTTACTAAAACTGATAAAGTTGAAGTAACTTCTGCAAGTCCACTGTTTATATTACCACCGAAAGAAAATGAGAACAACTAAAGACTGGAAGTTACCTAAACCAGAAGAAACAGAAGAAGGTTACAACTGGAAACCTGTGGTAAGAGTTGGAAGAACAATACCTTTTGGTTATAAACAGGATGAAGAAGATAGGGATCTCCTACTTCCTATACCAAGTGAACTAGAACTACTAGAGAAAGCAAAGAAGTTTATCAAGCAGTATAGCTACAGACAAGTTGCTGATTGGCTAACAACACAGTCAGGTAGAAAAATATCTCATGTAGGTTTAATAAAGAGAATTAAAATTGAACAAAAGCGTAAGTCACAAGCTTCAACTCAACGCTACCTTGCCGAAAGGTACAAAGAGGCGTTACAAAAAGCAGAAAAACTTGAAACCAAAATTGCAGGAGCAACCTGAAGTTGTACCTGCAGAAGTTGTTAAAGAACCGATTGAAGTTGAACAGGCACAAAAGAAGATTATCTTTGAGCCTAATCCCGGACCTCAAACAGAGTTCTTATCAGCAAATGAAAGAGAAGTCCTCTATGGAGGCAGTGCAGGTGGCGGCAAGAGCTATGCCATGCTTGCAGACCCAGTACGTTACCTAAACAATCCACACTTTAGAGGACTGTTAGTCAGACGTACAACAGAAGAACTAAGAGAACTTATATCAGTATCAAAACAATTATACCCACAAGCAATACCTGATATTAAGTTTATGGAGAGAGACAAGACTTGGGTAGCTCCATCAGGAGCAACACTATGGCTCTCCTACTTAGATAGAGATGATGACGTAACAAGATATCAAGGTCAAGCCTTTAGTTGGATTGGATTTGACGAACTTACACAGTGGCCTAGTCCATATCCATTTGACTACATGAGATCACGTTTACGTACTACAAGAGATAGTGGACTAGAAGTTTATCAGAGAGCTACTACAAACCCCGGAGGCCCCGGACATAGTTGGGTAAAGAAAATGTTTGTAGACCCTGCTCCACATGGACAATCTTTCTGGGCAACAGATATAGAAACACAAAAACAGCTTACATGGCCTAAAGGTCACAGTTTAGAAGGACAGCCACTATTTAAAAGAAGATTTATACCTGCTACGTTATTTGACAATCCATACTTAGCAGAAGACGGAATGTATGAAGCAAACTTGCTATCATTACCAGAGAACCAAAGAAAACAACTATTGGAAGGAAATTGGGATGTATCTGAAGGATCAGCTTTTCCTGAGTGGAACAGAGCCACTCATGTTGTTGAGCCTTATGA